AAACCCCATTCCAATAGCAACTTCAATCCTTCTTTGTCAAATTCAACATGGGCATTGGCACTACCATCTTTGTTTTCTTTTACTTTAGTTACTTGTATTTTCATGCTTCCACCGCCTTTGCAACTTGACTAGCTACTTCTAGTACATACTTAATATCATTAGGACTTAACTGACCCATCAACTGCAGTATTTTCATTACCGCAACATCGTTGTCTAGTGTTCGTGGGGGTACTAAAGTTTCAATCATTTACAACTCCACATAGTTAAACTCGTTTGTCGGAACATCAAAGAACATTTCCCCTGATGCAACTTTTACATTTCTTACTTCTCGCAACGGATACTGCTTTATAAACTTCGTTTCTATCCAATACGCATGTTTCATATCTTTAGTCAGCGCAAAGAATAAAGTGTTGTCTCCAAAGAACTTTTCTTTTCTTTCGGGCACATGGATGGTTGGGTAGGGGCAGTTCGGACTCCATTGCCTAACTTCAACTTCAATCGACCCAATCTGTTTATCGCCGTTCATCACAAGCAAGTCCACACCATACTGATCGTCGTTAGGGATAACTTCCACATCACACTTCTCCCAAACAAATTTAGCTACCGCCTCTTTAGCGGGTTCATCATACTTGTCGTGTATGTCTTGCTCAAATGGTTTGCGATAGTGCCAATTCATAAATAGTTCCAAAGCTTTCCAAATAAGGTTTTGTGTGGTTTATTTACTAATGCACTTCTATCTTTAACTTGTAACGCTTCTATATGGGCTTTCATATGCTCTATTTGACTTTGCGTTTGTAATTTAGCGGAAGATATATTTAGGGTCACTCCACCCGAAGACGTAACGTTCGCAGTTAGTTTGGGGTTGAGGGTTAACTGCTCCTCGGGCTTTGGGTCAAGAAGTTCCTCCATAACCTTAGATGTAAACTCTTCCTGACGCATCTCAGCAATAGCTTCTTTAAACTCTTTTATATCTTCTTCGGGCAAATGTTCTTCATACTTGTGAACCAAAGTCGCCCATTTACTATCTAAAGCAAAAGGGTTGTCTGACATTTCAAATTCCTCAGGGTGAGTTTTCATTCGTTCAAGAATTATTTTCATGCCATCATTCATTTAAAAGCCCCCTATAACTGGTGTTGATGGGAATAACAAAAAGGTTGGTAATAAAGGCGGATAGCCTTCATCTTTCTTTTCGGGTTGCATTACTTGGCTTGGCAACTGTGGAGTAGCATATAAAACAGGTCTACCTTTGTCGTCTGTGTATGCAGTTATGCCACCGCCGACTGGTTGGTTATATCCAACTGGTTTGCCTTTGTCGTCTATGTAAGTAGTCTGTGCCACAGATTCTCCAATACAGAACACCGCCAGCAACAATAAGTATTTCATACCTATTCCCCAATAAATTTAGACAACTCTTCAAACTTAGCGCCTCTGACCAACTCTTTACTACGACCATCGATTTGATGAATCTTTAAAATCTTTTTGTCAAGCAAAGCTTTGATGTGCTTTCTTGTGGTAACTTGCGTGGTTCGCCAAAAGCCTTCGCAAATTTTCATGATAGTAGCCTCGCCTTCTTGCGTTAGCACAAAGTCCAGCACCAGCAAAGTCATGGGGTTCAATCCGTATTTATCCTGAACCGCTTTAATTCTGTTTACAAATCGTTCTAGTTTCACTCTTCTCTCCTTAATGCGTAGTGAGCAACATGCCCTGTTCTATATTTAATATAAATTGTGTTGTCCCGCTTCAACTCAGCTATATACCATTTGGTCTGACCTTCGCTTAACCTAAGCAACTTCATCATGCCCTTTATCGTAAGCGCATACCTTTCGCCCATTATGCGAATCAAACGCTTCTTTGTTCCATCACTCGGCTTCGATCTTTCCATTTGGTTCCTCGTCGCATCTTTCAATCAAAGCCGCATATCCACAAATATCTATTAAATTGTCTTTATGGTCGGGGTCATTGGCAAAGCGTGCAACTTTAACTAACATCATTAAAGCGGCAACATCTTTAGCGTTGAGTTCTCTGTTGTTTGTATTTTTTGTATATGCGTTCCACATGGTCGCAATAGTCCCTAAGTTCTTACTCGGGTGTCCGTAAGTCTTCTCCCTGTCCCCATAGATTATGTTGTGGGCTTCCTTGAGAATCGTCATTTGTTTTCCTTTTCTTACCAAAAATTGTTTCAAAGTTTTTATCGAATACTTCCATCGGCACACCTAAAGGTCTTGGTGCATCACCTTTTCCACCATCACGCTCGCTCATCATCGCTCCTTAATAAATCGTAAATAATTCCAGCTTGGGGTAAGCTTATTTTGAGTAGCATCTTTAAATGTTCTATACCATGCTCATTGACCGCAACGGCAATACCACCTGTGTTCATGATGGTTGCGAGATTCTTCTCTTGTAGCGCAGTAAGTTTGCCTTTGCCCGCCTTACACTCAATACCAATAAAGCGTCCAGCAAGGCAAGCAACAATATCAGGAACCCCACTGGCGCCATAGCCACTAGCAACAGGATAAAAGTGATACGCTCCCACAGCTTTAAGGGCTTTGACCACTTCATTTTTGACTTTCTTCTCGGGTGTCATCGGCACTCTTTCTCAACTTATATAGTTCGTTATATTCTTTTGGATTCAGATAAATCGTATACATACCGCCAAATAACTTTCTACCTATGCCCATGATTACGGCTTGGTAAACATCCATTACTTTGAGGAGTGCAATGCGTTCATGCACAAAGAGGGGCATATGGTCATAGCCCAAAAAGGTAGCTTCACAACTGCTATTATTGTTCAGCATTGCGTATTGAATCTTCCCTGTTTCATCAACATTAACACCAAGCGTATAATTTTTTCTTGTCATTTTTATTTCCTACTTTACCCATAATATATAGCACATTCATAAAAACATCAAGGGGTTTGTAGAAAATTTTATTGGGATAAACCCTCAATCCAAAACTCTTTATCGCTGGCTTTGAATCCGACATGAGGAACCATCTTGCCGGCATCCATCATGCGTAACATACCAACTTGTTCCTGTATGTAGGTAGGGGACTTGTCAATGGATTCATATATCTGCACCCCGCTATCCTTGCTTGGTGCATTGGGTAGGGTTGTGATTGTAACGGAATCATCATTACAGATAAATACATGGATACGGCTAAACTTCTTGTTGCGTATTTCTTTATACGATTGGTATGCTTCAACACCTTTGTCATATACATTTTTAAACCTTTCTGTCTGTGGTTGAACCCCGATTGCTTTTAATCTACAAACTTCTTCTAATATATCGTCGAAGTCTATATTGTTTACTGTGCGTCTAACATTCCTATACATGTCCGACTGCCACGCATCAAATGCTTGGTCTGCTTGTTTCAGGGTTCTATTGGCAATCTCTTGGGCAGTAAATGGCTTGACATATTCCTTCATATACTTAAACAACTTCTTGGGGTCGCTAGTTCTGCGGGTATGGTAGTCGTCGTTATAAGCCGCATATTTATCGTTCTGAATTAGCCTAGACTCTACTGTGTATTGTATCTTGCCATCTTTTTCTTCCCACCAAATCATCGCTGGCATGTTCTCTTTGGTAAATCTATCCGTTTCAAAACGGCTATCAATAAACCCAAGCAAGTGGCTATTCTTGGTGTATTTAGTTTTAAGCGGGTAGCGACTCACTTGCACCTTACGAAAGTCCATGAGCAACTGCTTTATTACTGCGTCTTCTAAATCATCTAAGTTTTCTATCAACAGCATTGCACTCTCCTTTTATTAACACCTGTTAATCAATTACTTTCTTACTTTCATTGGTTACCCCTGACTCCACAGTTCTTACTACATATGGGTATTCCAAATCCCAACCATCATCGCCATATGTTGTTTCCTCTATGTCCTCAGTATTCTCACCAACCCTAGCAAAACGGCAACAGAAATCTCCGTCATAGTCTTCCGCCATGCACATCAACTCTGACATGGCACTCTCGGATTCGTCATACCACTTCCAATAATCCGCATGGAAATGTAGCAAGCCTTCGTCGTCGTAATACATATGCTCTAGTATTTCTTGGATTACTCTATCGTCTTTTAACCTAGCCAATGCTACAAACTTCTCAGGCTCTTTTACTTTCAAGCAAAACGATACAACCGACCTATACCCCATCACTTTCTCCTTAGAACATACTTAGAATTTCATCAACCTTAGACTTCACATCAAGACGCACATCATCGTCTTTCCGTAAGTCATCAGCTCCGAGCCCTGAAAGCGCACTCTCCAACTTCTTTCTACATGCTTCTAGCTTAGGGTCTGAAGTTACATTCAATCGTGTAAGTAAGTCGCACAACTGTACCGCATTACCCACCAATGAATCTCTGAACAACTGCTTCTCCTCGCCAGCTAACTTATCACTCATATGACTTAGACAATCATGCAACCGATTCCATGCGTCTGCCATAGCGTCATTTAACTTAGTTTGGTAGAAACCCTGATACTGTTCCATCAACTCGTTCTTGTATGCTTCGCCCACATCAATACGGAAGTCCCCCACATCAGGCACAGGTAAAAACACATACTTGAACTTGAACTTGTCCTTCAACAAACTGACATCGGGATATTCGCTGCCGTCAAAAAGATCACCTAATTGAAATGCGGCTGCGGACACAAGTGTTGGGTAATCAGCTAGGAACTCATCAACGGCTTCGTCATACTGTATCTGGTAATCACCTAGCGTCGCTTTATAGTCAAAGAAGTTTGCCATTGGTAACAACCTACTGCCACCATCACTCCATGGCAAGGTCTGTTGGTAATGCCATGTCCTAATCTTATTGACCAGCTTGTTTAACTCATCGAGCTTTTGCGTGCCAGCCAATAATTTTTTATGATAGTTGCCAGCCCGAGCATGCGTGCCCTTGCTTGCATCAATCTCCTCGGACACTTTCTTGTCCATCTTACGACC